CTCTTAGCCACGAACTTGTAGTACTTCGTTCGGAAGCCGTATGAGAAAACCGGTAAACCAAGTTGTTCGCAATCCTCTAAGCTGACATGGATAGTGCCACCATACCCTTCTTCTCCAGCTACCGCGCTGTAAGGCGTGTAGTACAGAGGATGATGGGCGGCGGCAGCTTTTACACAAGCCAGCCAAGACTTATGGATGCGCGAACAACTGTACCGATAATCACCCAGGCGAGAAGCATAATGCCTGAGACGATTAGCCATGTTGTAAAGTTCTTCCACATGGTGCGGAACCTCCTTTTGGTAGACTGGCGTAACTAGCCAGCCGTCAAAGTAATGGAAGCCACAGCTCTCTCGGTAGAGAGAGTCAAAATGGGTTTTCTTAAGGTTCGTGGTAAAACCGAAGTTCTCAAGCGCCCAGATTGTGGCACGCGCATAGTCTACGGGGACAATGATGTCATCCCCATACACGACTGCGTAGCTCCGATCAGTATCAATGAGCTGGACAGCACTCGCTATAGCCCAGAACAACAGGGTTTCTAGCTCAAACGTGTATCCATTGCCCATGCTGCTCCATTTCTCATAACGCGTCCATTTAGATCCAAGTTTGTAACGTTTGGACCGTAACGCATCAAGCCAATCGACCCATTCATCAGGTAATAACAAATGGATGATCGAAATAGAAATGGAATCGCTAGCTGCCTTTAGATCTATGGTAGCATTTCGCAAGGTTCCCGCAGCGCGTTGGTTAGCGCTTTGGTCATCAAGGTCTATGTTGGCATATTTCTTCAAGCGCCTCCGGATCCATTTACCTACGCACTTTTGTAGATAAATGTTTGCCGTCGGCTCAATCGCAATTGTGCGATCAGTCTTAGCGTTTTTTGGGACCGTCGTGATGCGGTTACCTGGGACAACATCAAATTCATGGTCCAATAAAGTACACGGACCGGATGCTGGTATTCCCCGGGCTTGACACCAATGTAAATCCGCTCCTATTAGCCTTGCGGCGTAAGGAAGAGCAGAAGCAGTAACACTGATCCTTGACTCAAGGATCTTTTTATCCCAGCCAACATCTCCAGTGATGGAAAATGTTGCACCGGGGCCCCAACCACCGACTACTTTTGAGTCTGCGAGCAGGCCTAGGACCTTCGAAATTTGTCGTCTAGCAATCGAAATGATTGCT